CCGCCGCGAGCCGCTAGGCTCTTCTTGAATGCACCGGGCAGAACAATGTCATTTCCCGCATCCAGAGCGCCGAACACGCTGCCATATCCCGTGATCGTGCCTTCGTCTGAAACGTCGGATACCTGAAAATCGACTTGCTTATGCTCCATTGTCGTCGCCTCCTTGGGGCGGCTCTGCCGGGGCAACTGGCTCCGGGTTGCTCGTCGGTTTGGGAAGCTCATCGCCCTCTTCGTGCGGGTTCATGTTTTCCAGCTTCCGGACCTCGTTCTGCGTCATCCAAGCCGGTGACCCGCCTGCGCCAAGCGCCGCCTTGTAGAATTCCGCACGGTCACGCGCGGCACCGCGCAGCAACCCCTCACGGCTGAACCGTGGGTAAATGTCGGCGTTCTCGCCCTCGTAGCCGATCAGGCTTTTCTTGATTTCCTGCTCGATGCGATCCATCCACGGGTCCAGCGTGTGAACCACATGGGCAATGAAGAACTGTTCGACGCTCGCGTAAGTCGGGCGATCTCCCTGCATCAGCATCTGGGGGAAGATCATCAGGAAGCGCGCCACTTCCTCGATCAGAAATTTCATCGTTTCCAACGTCTGGCTATCGACGCTGGTCATATCCATCGGCGTAAACGACCAGCCCTTATCCAGAACCGCGATGCCGCCCTTCCCATTCGGACCGAATTTTTCGTGCCAAGCCTCTCGGACGCGGGTTGCGGCCTCCGGACTGAGCTTTTCATCCTGCGACAGGATGCCAGATGGCCTGCCGCCGTTCCTGAACAGATCCGATCGCGCATCGCCAATGGCCGCATTCAGGCCAATCGTCTCGCGCGCCAGGCTGACCGCAGAAAGGCCGGAATAGCCGCTCCATGACGGGCCGTGGACGTGCAAAACATCACGCGGCTTCAAACGCTTCCCGTCGAACTCGTAGACCAGTTCCTTGCGCTGATCGTCCCAGACCGGCTGAATGTGGTCCGGGCTGATGGGCAGCAACTCCCGGACATCGCCGTTGGACTTGCGGCTGATGTATGCGTATCCGTCCCCCCCGACCACCGCATGCATCGTGAACGTCTCGCGGAAGGAAAAGCTGGTCTGAAAGTCGTTCGGTTGATCCGCGAGGATGCGATAAAGCGGATGGTCCCGCGCAGGCTCCCGCATCCTGCGCCCGTTCTGATCAGTCTCCCGATAGAGTTTCAGCGGAACTTGCGCGATCCCCTGGCTGATGACCCGCGCGCCGCACAGAATGGCCGATGTTTGCAGCGCGGTTGCACGGTCAATCGTTTTTCCTGCACGCGATCCTCGACCAATGAAGAACGGTTCGCGGATGAAGTTGTCAGAGTGCGATGAACCCTCACCCCGACGGGGCCAGGACCACCCCCCGATGGAGATAATGGCCATGCAGTGTCCTGTCCGTTAGAGGATCAGCAGATCAGCGGTTTCTAGATATGACGTATCATCCGCCTCGGCGGACACCGTTGCGGCCCCAATTCCCATCGCCGCAGCCACGGCAAGGTCGATTCTAGTCGTCGAGCGCTGTTTTTCGAACCGTTTCAGGCCCGCGGGGGATTGCCAGAACGTCGCCCCGGCCACTGCCGATCGCAGAGCCGGATTGACTGCGATGCGGATGCGCCGCTCCAAAAGCAAATCCTCGAACCGATCAATACTCTCCGGCATCCAGAGAGGGCTGTCCTTGCGCCGGTTTGTCCCTTGGGGATGCTCCATCAGCGGCAGCGTTACACCCATCTCGTCAAGCGTCCGCTCAAACTCGCGGATCAGCCAGCGGTCATAGGACACCGCGGCGATCTCGAACCGGGCCGCAAGATCGACAATATCCGCCGCCACGATATCGAAGCGGACGACTTTGCCCGGCGTGGCCGTGATGTGCCCCTGCTCAACCCATACGGAATAAGGGGCCTTGTCCTCCCGCTCCCGCGCCAGAAGCGTGTCCGCAGGCGTGTAGCCATGCGCGAAGAGCGCAAACTTAGGTCGCCCCTCGTCATCCTCGCCATCGCGGAAGATCATCGATCGACCGGTGAGGTCTTTTGTTGCGCCGAGATCGAGTCCGAACCAGCACTCCTCCCCCTCGAAATCCTCTAGCGTCATGTCTGGGTCTTCGCAGGCCTCCCAGACATCCCGCGAAATCCACGCGCTTTCCGCATCCGTCCACTGGCAGAAGTGGAGCCGCCGGATATTGTTGGCTTTGCCGGGAATGGCCTTAGCTTGCGCCGCGACATCCGCAAGATATTGCTCGGTGATCGTCACACCAAGCAGCGGGTTCGCCTTGATCCAGCAGGACGGGTCTTCGAGAGGATCATCGCCCTCATCGAGCGCACAGACATAGCTGAATGTGTTGTCGTCCTGTTCTTCTCCATGAGCCACCTTCACGGCGTGCTCGTGTTCCTCCCAGCAGATCGAGTTGCGATCCGACCCGCTGTTCGTGATCATCAGCAGCAGAGGTTGCCGCCGAAACTTGAAGCCCCGTTCCAGCATTTCCAGCGTGTCACGGTTCGGATGCTCGTGGATCTCGTCCAGAAGCGCGAAGTGCGGGCGAAGCCCTGAGCCAGTCTTGCCGGTGTCGCGACCCACCGGGCGGAAAAAGCTGCCGGTTTTCAGGTCCGCAAGATTATAGACCGGGTTAACACCAGACGGGGTTATGCGCTCTTCCAGCATCGGAGACTGTCGCACCATTTTCACGGCGTCATCGAACAGGATGCGTGCCTGATCCATTTTCGCCGCGGCCGCGAACACCTGCGCGCCCGCTTCGCCGTCAGCCATCATGCCATAGAGGCCGATGCCACCAGCCAGAGGGGATTTGCCGTTGCCCTTCCCTTGCTCAATGTAGCATCGCCGGAACCGGCGCGTGCCATCTGCCCTCTTCCAGCCGAAAATCGACCCGACGATGAAGGCCTGCGACGGATGAAGATCGAACGGCCGGCCTTCAAATTGGCCCTCCGACAGACGAAGCACATCGGGGAAGAACCCCAGCCCACGCTTGAGTGCCGCAGGATCCCAGGCCAGACCGCGATCGGCACAAGTCTCAAGATCGTTCAGATGACGCTGGCACGTTGCACGGACATGCGGCCCCGCGATGATCTTGCCCGATACAACCGCCTTGGCGTAGGCGGTCGCCGGATCATCCGAAGTATTTCGCCGCCGGGTCGTCTTTGCCATCTGTCTCTTTCGCTGACACCTTCGACCGGCTGGATGGCGACATGCCGAACTCTGCCAGAAGCGACTGCATCCGTCTGGCGGCGTCGTTGCGCATCGCCACCGCAGGGTGGGCCTTGATCAGGCCCGCTTCCGTTGTGTAGGTTTCCCCACCGGCCGCCGTGATTTCGTCTCGCGCAGACAGCCAGTCAGCCCGCGCCTCGCAAAGCAGCTCGACCGCCATCGCGTCAGCTTCTGTCAGGATTCCCATGCGATCAAGAATGCCGACCACGTAATCCCAAGCCTCACGACCAACGTCGGTCATCGTGTCAGGCGCATCAGGCCTGCATTTGGACGGCTGCGGCTCCGCGTTGTTTCGCCGGTCTGCGCGGTCAGTGCCACGCACCACCTTGAGATGCGAGGGCGTCGGCTTTCGCCCTTTTCCCATTGGTCAGAATTTCCTTCTAATTTCGGCATCGCCAAATGAAAGCTTCGGCGCGGGTCCCGTGGCTCACAGGCCCCATTTTTTTGACCGGGGGGGGGGCTTAGCCCTGCGGCCAGCCATCCAGCCCTATCGTCGGCTTAGGTGCCGTCAGCGTGCGTCCCTGCGCCTCTGCGGCCTCTTCCGCGCTCTTACGGTCGTGGCAGTCCCTGCACAGGCTTTCGAGATTGTCGGGGTCGTCTGTCCCGCCCTTGGCCCTGGGTGTGATGTGGTCCACTGCGTGGTCGTATGGCTTGGCGCAGAGTGCGGTGATGCGCCCTTGTCTCTTACATTGCTGGCAGAGGTAGCAGTCACGTTGCAGGATTGTCTTGCGTAGCCGGTCCCATGCTGAACCGTAGCCTCTGCTATGCCTGCTGCCTTTGTCCCATGTCCTGCGTAGTGGTGTCATGCTGTAGGGTTGGTCATTGCACTGCAATCCAGCATCCGATGATGAAGGCGGCGAAGTAGATCACTGTCCCTCGGAATCGAAATGCGGGCTGATCCTGCCAGACCGGCCCGCATAGGCATTATGAAGGCGTCCGCGACGTTTCAGCTTCAATTGAAGCGCCACGCCTTACCGGCCACCACCGCAGTCGCTGCTGGTTAAGGGCCTTTTCCCGCATATGGCACAAAATCTTGTGGCTTTCAACCATTTACTGCGCGTCTCACCGTCAAGGGGTCAATCTGGACCGTGGCGATGCGGCCCATCATCTCGATTTCCGCCTCAATGAACGGATGAACGTCAGCCGCGCCGAGGCATAGCTTGCGGAACCGGGCCAACTCACCAGCGAAAACACCATCCCTGATCTCGATCATCTCACCGGCCTTGTATTCGTTCATCGCCGCTGCGATTGATGCCCGCTTTGCCGCGAGTTGCTGCTTTCTGGTTTCGGCTTTCAAGGCCATGTTATCGGCTATCCGCTTGGCCTCCTCTTGTTGCGCGATGATGGCCCGGGCTTTGGCTTCCTCGGCCTCGACCTCATCGCCAAACCGGCGAAATTGCCTGACGCCGTGAGCGTTCAGAATGTGAAACGTGCTGCCGAGAAAGCGCACTGACGACAGGTGCTGCACTTGGCTCTTTGTCGGCCTGATCCAGATATAGTTGTGGATAGCCGGATATTCGTGCGGCTCTGCTGTCCGCTGCTTTCCCCGCCTCTCGAACTCGATGCGGACGCCACGCCAATGGTCGATGCCGAACCGGCGCAGATCGTCCATCGCGACGAATTCCTTGCCAGTGACTGCGAAGCCCAGCCAGTTCAATTGCTCGGTCATGCCGTCCCTCGCGCTGCTGCTCGTTTCTTGCCGTGGGCTTTCATGCTGCTGCATCCTCCTTCACGGGGTGTGGATCGGCGGCGATGCGTTCGAGGATGGCAGTTATGGATGCGGCAGAGGATAGCTGCCGGATGCGATATCTCGTTACCCAACGCATCTTGTCTGAAAACCCCATCCAGCGGGCATTATGCCCTCCGGACCAGCCGTATTTTTCGCCGTTCCAGCTTTCGCAACACGCCATCACCGCATCCACCATCAGACCTGAATTCTCCATCGGAGAGGCATCAGGCGCTTCAAAGATCACATGGATTACTCGACCGCGAACATTATCAGGGCATCCCGACCCATCATGCTCGATCCACGGCCCCCACTGTTCGTCGCTCATTCCCGTCCCTCCTGTTCCGCCCGCAAACGCCGCTTGGCATCCTCTGGGCTGTCCTGGGTCCAATCCTCGGCGTCACCGGCTCCGATGGCCCGCACGGCTGCTGTGAGGACGTGATCCGCCTGCTTGCCCTTACGGCGTTCGGTGCGGCGGGATTGCTTGCGTTCCTCGCGGGTCATTCGGCTGCCTCCCCGAACGCCTTCTCGATGCGCTGATATTTCGGGCGCTCCGAGACAGACGCGGCCAGCTTGCGTAGGTTGCCGTGAGCCTCGGGCGGCGTCAGGGCCAGCAGGTCAGCGAGAAAGTCGCGGATGCCCTCTCTGGCACCGGCGCGGAAAGCGTTCTCGTGGCGAATGCGATGCTTGCTCATTGCGCCAACCCGCCCAATTCGCCCTCGGCACGCAGAACCGTGGACGCGCTGATGCCAAGCCTGGCACCGATCGCAGTAGCCGACAGCCCTTGCTCGCGCAGCGGCTTGATCTTCGGCCACAGCGAAGCGCGGTTCCGCTGACCGGCCAGCCTGCGCTTTTCGGCCATCGCTTCGTATGAGCCGCCATCGAGGGCAGCGCCGTTCTTGTGATGGTGCATTCGCATCTTCGCGGCGCGCGCTGTCATGTCCTTGCGGATCACGTCCTGCATTTCGTCGGTAAGTGGCATGGCGGTGCGGAACACGGCCATGCGCCAGTCTGCGGTTTGATCGGTCATGCGGTGGCCTCCGATTTGCGGTGCTGATCTGCCCAATCAGTGCCGGGCAGTTGCGGTATGTGAACACTGACGTTCAGACCCTTCACGGCCAGCCGATGCGCCAGAGAATAGGCGGCGGCTTGGCCTCCGAATTTCGGGTCATTGTCGCCAAAGATCGCCACTTCCTCGGCCCCAACTGGCGGGTTCCACTTTGCCAGCATGTTGCTGCTGATCGCGGCCCATACCGGGATTTCGAACCGCGCCGATGCGGCAAGCGCCGTCTCGATGCCCTCCGCCACGCCAATTGCGCCGTATCCCGGCCAATCGGACAGCATCACGCAAGCGCCGTCCGGCAGTTGCCCCGGCATCATCTTGCGCGGGCTTGCCATCTCGGCCTTGCCGCGCCCATCAGGCCGCAGGAACGTGCGGTGAAGGCTGCAATACCGCTGTCGGCCCCTGTCGTCGGTTTCGCCGTGAACGCCGACCAGCGCGACCATGCACGGCCTCACGCCGCCTTCGCCGTCCTTCATCGCGGTAGAGAACCGCAGCGCCGCAGGATAGCTTGGCTGATCGAGGCCACGGCTTGCCATGTAGGCGTCCACCAGATCGCCCGGCTGCACGGCGGCAGTCGAGGCGTAGGCATTGCGCAGCATGTCGCGCCGGTCGCCTTCGCTCAATTCGCGCCGCTGCGGGCCGGTATCGGGCTTGATGTTGCCCAGCAGTTGGTCGATCCGCGATGCCACGTCGCGGAACGGCTGGCCGGTGAATTCGATGGCCAGCTTCATGCCGTTACCTGCCCCGCATTGGCCGCAGATATAGGTTCCTTGCTTGTCGGTATCATCAAACCGGAAACGATCATTGCCTCCACACAGTGGACACGGGCCGTGTTGATTTTTGAGGCAAGATTCCGGCACACCTAACGCCATCAAAATTCCGCGCCACTTCCCCCTAGCCGCTTGAACAGTCCGCTCATGAAACATGACGGCCACCCAAAATTTCCGCCTTTGACCTGCGGTTCTTGTTGTTTTCCGATTTTGTCACCCACCGGACATTGCCCGGCTCGTAGTCCCCATCATTATCTATACGGTCCAACTCCCAGCCCTTTCCGGGGCTTTCCCCAACATCTCCCAAAAACGCTGCAAAGCTATTCTGCCAATCAGCACAGACAGCGATTCCGCGACCACCATAGTTTTTCCAGGATTTTGGCTGAGCGCCCGAACACCTAGCCCGCATGTTGGCCCATGCCAGATACTCGCGCGTTACAGTTCCAGAAGATGCGCAACCGTGAGTCGCGTGGGTATGAATTGCCACCTCGCGAGAAAGGCACCCGCAAGACTTAGTAGATCCAGACTTTAAACGGTCTGCCCCTACATCAGAGATATTTCCGCAATCGCATCGACACGTCCAAATTGCCCTACGATTTTTCCTCCCTCCTCTTGGTGCCCTCTGAAGGACAAGCAGGCGCGAAAATCGAAAGCCCGTCAGATCAATGGCTCGGTCTACAGGCATCACACAGCCCTCCGCTTGGCCCAACGGATGCGGCGGCTTTTCTCGTAGTTCAGGAACGCCTGATCGGCTGGGGTGGCGATATCGTCAAGCCCACGCGGCCAGACCTGAAACTTGCCGCGATACAGGTTCGCAGCCCAGCCCGGCTTGTATCCTCGCTGTCCCGCCATCCACAGCGCCATGCTGTAGAAAAGCTGCTTCTCGGCCTTGGTTGCCTGCTCGCTCTTGGCCTTCGCTGGCGTCAGTTCGATCAGTTCTCCGTCCACCGTCTCAACACCCGCCACGGGCTTTCGCTCATTGCCGCAGTAGGGGCATTTCAGGCCGGTATGGAGGGCGGCGCAGTTGGCGCATTCCTTGGGCAGCTTCTCCTTGCGCTCGACAGGCAGTTTCTCGCCCGGCTTGGTCTTGTCCAGTTCGTGCCGGTTGATATCCGTGACCAGTCCGAGGCGCAGCGAATTGCCAGCGTGATCCAGCACCAGAAGATCCTCGGTGCCTTCATTCACCCGCAAGCCGCGCCCGATCTTCTGGACGTGTAGCATGATGCTTTTGGTCGGTGCCGCGTCGATGATGCACGACACCGGCCAGTCAACGCCCGTGGTCAGCGTCCGAACCGAACAGGCGACTTTGACCTCACCGGCCCGAAACCTGCGCTCGATCACTTGGCGCTCAACGCTGTCGGTGTAGGCATCGCAATAGGCCGTCGCCACACCGGCCCGCTCGAACGCATCGGCCAGTTGCCTTGCGTGGGCGCAGTTGACGCCGAACAGCAGCGTTGGCCGGTTCTCGCCCTTGGCAAGCCACGTCTCGACCATCGACGCCATCAGCGCCCGGCCTTCCATGATCTCGGCAGTCTGGCCCTCGTGGAAATCACCGGCCATCGTCTTGACGCCGGACAGGTCGGGAATGTCAGGCGCAAAAACCCGAAACTCCGACAGATAGCCCTGCCCGATAAGGTCTCCTATGCTGCACGGCGTCACCATGTCCTGCCACAGCAAGCCCATGCCTCGCGCCCACGGCGTTGCCGACAGGCCGATGAACACAACGTCGGGCCGGTCCAGCATCAGCTGCTCGACCACCTTGGCGCGCAGGTGGCAGTTGTGGACTAGTACGCCGTTCGCAAAATACGAAGGATGTCCACCGACCTCGAGATTGTAGACATCGACATCGCTTCCGCATTCGACACGCGATACACTGACCACCCTTCGGCGCGCAGGAATTGATCCTTCCGATCGTCCGCTGCCTGCCGTTCCATTGTGCCGTGGCTCCCGCCGTCCACCTCTATCGCAATCATCAGATCCGGATTCGCGATATCCAGCTTGTAATGGCCCGGCCAACCCGGCTTGCGTGTTCCCTTCCAAACATTCACTGTCCGCTCCATCACCCAGCCCACGCCCAAGGCCTGATGCAGGCACAGTTGCGGCATGGTGAAGCCAGTTCCGTTCCCACCACGAACCACAGGCTGATGAGATATACGCTTCAACGTCTTCGATATCTTTTCGCGCGTTTGCTTGCTGTGTGAAGGATTCTTCAATTTCTTTGAGCAAGATTGCGAGCAAGCCAGACGCTTGCCCCACTCCGCTTCGCTCTCCACCGCCCGCGTCCGCCGCTTTGGTGAATACACCTCTCCACAGATCGGGCATGTCTTGCGCGCCGAATACGACCGAACCGGCTGCCAATCTCCCCGCTTCGAGCCACCCACGTTCTGTGAAGAACGGATGTCCGGCCGTGCATTCGATGATGGTTCCATCGTCAATTTCCACTTTATAGAGTTGCTCTGTCGTGCTGAGGCTCACGGCATCGACGATGCCTGGACCTGCGGCTGTCAAAACCATGTCGCCGGGCTTCACCTGCTCGATCGGCGCCGACCCAAACGGCGTTGAAACCATCGTTCCAGCCGGGAAGCATTCGTCCACGATCACCAGCGCAGCCGGCGGAATTTCTCTTCGCGCCAGCGTCTGGACGGATGCAACCTGCACCTTCGCCAAAGGATCGGTTCTCGGATGATTGGCCTGCATTACGCCAATGTCGCGGATGCCCTCTGCCTCGAAAGCGTTAACCGTCTGGTCGATCAGGCTGATCGCGGGCGCGGTGAAGATCACCCCGTTCCTCTTGGCCAAGGCTCCTTCGATGATCTTTGCGGACAGCAGTGTTTTCCCGAAACCGGTTGCTGCTTGGCAAACGATGCGCTTGTTCCCTTTTCCAAGAGATTGCTTGATCTGGGCAATGGCACGCTCTTGATGCGGGCGAAGTGTTTTCGGCGCTCTGGCACAGTCTTTTTGGAACAGGTCGAACATCAGGCTGCACCCCTGTTCTGGCACAGGTAAATGACGTTCGAACTATCATCTAAGACGGTGGGACATTTTGTCCCGCCCTCGACCCGTGACATTTGTCCCACCGTATACCGCAAATCGGCCTTTTTCATGCCGCAAAGCGCTGTCAGATGGACCGTGCTGACGGTGTAGGCCGTAGCCTTTCCATGCAGCCCATTCAGGTTGGCTTCTGCAACAATGACGCCGTGATTTCGAAGCAGGTCAAACAGCCGTGAAACCGTCTTGATCGTGACCCCAGCTTTGGCAGCGATCTTCTTGCGGCCTGGATGAACCATGCCACCCTTGCTTGTCCGGTGCTGGAACCAGTGATTGATGAACGCCAGAAGCGCATCGCGCTGACCCTTGGTAAAAGGGCCACGTTTTATTTGGCTTCTGACGACGCGCCTGAACGCTGCCTCTTGGCTATCCTTGAACAAATGCTTATCGTTGCCTTGAGCCATCCCGCGAATCCTCATTGTTTGCGGTTTCGGTTGGCCCGTTAGCGTTGGCGCGCTTTCGGGCCGCTTCTTTCACCAGATCCAATGCGAGACTTCCGATGGTGCGGAAGTTGTCGCCAGCGGTCGGGAATTTAGGTGTCTCGTTCATGCCGTCACCTCGTGGATCAGCACGATCACGCCGCCGTCCTTGCAGCGTTCGCCGCGCTCCAGGTGCATCGCCTGCCAACGGCTGTCATCGACGCCGATAGCCTCTGCGACGGCATCGAGGCCTTGCTTGATGCGGGCCAGCGCGTTGTCGAGGTCATAGGCACGGCGTGAGGGCGGGTAGAAGATCAGCGACACATCCACAGCATCAGCCTCGACGGGACGGACGCCCTGCGCCTTGCACATTGCCCAGCAGGCCAGCTTGTAGGCCTTGGCGGCGGATGATTTGGCCGACCAGTGACCATGCGCGCCGTTGGGCGACATGGCGGATGGGGGCCACGGAAGGATGATCTTCGCCAGCATTATAGGCCTAGATCCCCCTGCCCAGCGTCCGGTGAACGCTCTCGTATCGCGCCCGCTGGATCGCGTTCGGGAATCGCAGCTTCGCCGCCCTGCTGACGATCCGGGAACCTGTCTCGCCATCGCTGTTCGGCCCATTCACGATGCGCTCCACAGGCCCGGAGGGGGCGCTTGAGCGGCTTCTCTCCCCGCTGGGGCTGATACCTTGAAGGCTGTCGAAAGCCGAAAGTGCCGGGGGCGTTGCAGCCGGGGTGGTCGCATTGCATGTCATGCGATGCTCCTGAAAATTCGGCGCAAAACGAAAGACCTCGCAAATGACAGGCCGAAGAACATGGCCGTGATTGCGGCGCTTTGCGCGGGCGTGTAGTCGAGGATGAAGTAGGTTGCCGACCAGCTAACCAGCAGGCCCACGGAGGCGTTGGTGAGGGCTTCGATGGCATCCATCAGAACAGCGCCTCCTGCGTGGGCGCTGGCGGAGGTGCCTGCACGAACATATCCGGCTCTTGCCATGCCTTGTGAACCCTCTCGCATGCGATGGCGAAATAATCGGGGTCGATCTCGATGCCCGTGCCATGACGGCCTAGCTTCTGGCAGGCGACGAGGGTGGTGCCGCTGCCCATGAATGGGTCTAGGATGGTAACGGCGTCGGGTAGAAAGCCGAGGCACCACTCCATGACGATGATAGGTTTCTGCGTCGGGTGCAGCTTGCCGCCATCCATATTCATGGGCCGAAAGACAATGCGACGTGCCACCATGTCGAGGTTGGTCCACGCCATCTCGAAATCGGCAAAATCACGGCCTGCGTTGTTCTTGTCCCAGACCAAAGGCCCGCGACAGGGCGGAAGATCAAAGTAGTTTCCGCCCCAAACGATCATCGGCGCGCCGGTAGCCAGAAGGGGCGCGATGTCAGCGGGTGATTCATCCCAAGACTTTCCGCCCATGCCCTTGCTGACGGCCAGCCGATTGCTTTTGGTAATGCCGATGCCGTAGGGTGGATCTGTGACAATAGCGTCAGGCTTCGGCAGGGCCTCCAAGATTTCCCGACTATCCCCCAAGATCAGCCGCTGCCCGCCGATCCGTTCTTCGCGGATGATCGTCATGCCGCCCTCCCGCGCTCTGTGGCTGTGTTGCTGGCGGGGGTCATGCCGCTCCCGCCCGATACCGATGCCATTCCTGCTGCGCGCGCGTTAGGGTTATGCCTTCTGCCTCGGCATAGGCGGCCAGTTCGGCGTATCGGCCCCCGGTCGCTGCGATGCCGGTCAGCGGGCGCGGCGCTGACGGCTCTGGAACGGGTTCGCGCTTTTTCGCGCCGACATGGCTGGGCGCTCCTCGCGGACGGCGCGGAAGCCCGCATTGTTGAGCGGCCCTACGAACAGCCGTATCGCTGGCGCTGAACGTCTTCGCTATCACGGCCGTCGGGACACCTGCGCCCCACAGGACACGCAACTGGTCGGGGTCGATCCGTGATTTCGGTCCGGGCCTGGCCATCACTCCGCCTCCCGATGCTTCGTCCGCTCGCGCATGGCAGGGTCGGCTGCAATATTCGCGAGGCGCTCCGGGTCCACGTCGATTCCGGCCAGCGCCATGACGGTCCTGCCGTTGCGGCTGCGGAAATAGCGCAGCGCCGTCACGCGGGCGTGTTCCCGGCTGATCGTGCCCGCCTCGATGGCTGACCAGCTATCGTTGAACACGGTCAGCGCCACGGCAGACCACAGGCGGCGACATGCTGCGGCATCCATGTGGTCGCGGTCCTCGGGGCTGGGCGCGCTCATGCGCGGCCCCCGATCAGGTCATCACGACCGATCATTGCGAACGCCTCGTTCCGCTCATACCCGGCCCGCTTGAAGGTATCGTAGTCCGCGCGCTCTCTTTCCGTCAGCGCAGCGAGCGGGTTGAACTCCGGGTCCGCGTTCCGCGCCCGCAACCTCTCGGCATGGGCTGCGGCAAATTCCGGGTCCGCGTGTCGCGCCCGCATCCTTGCCCGCGACCGCTCTGCATGGGCGGCGGCAAATTCCGGGTCCGCGTGTCGTGCCCGCGCCCGCGCCCTCATCCGCTCGGCATTGGCGGCTGACCTGCGTTGGTCTGTCAGCCTGACGCCGTGCCGCTTGGCCTGCCTGCTAACGGCAGTCTTTGATACACCCACGGCGCGCGCCAGGTCGCTCGCACCCATGTCGTGATCGGCGGCGTAGCGGAGACGGACAGGCCATGACATTGCGATCAGGTCGATGGGCGCGCTCATGACGACCCCCCATCTTGACGGGCGCGTGAGGCGCAACCAGATGATGCCACATGGCACACGAGAATGACCAAACCGACCATCATGCAGCCCCCCGACGATCTTCTGCGGGGTTGTCCTTCATCCACGAACGGAGCTTGTCTGCGTATCGGTCAACTTGGTCGGCGTTTGTTTTCAGTCGATCATACAGCCGGGCATTGTTAAGCGCCCGATTGCACACTGTCGTCGGCTTCAAGCCGGTCGCGGCGCAGTATGCGTCCACTTCGGAGATGATGCGGTGAATGTCGTTCATAGCGAGTATTGTGCCAATTGGCACGCTACAACGCAAGTGCCTAATGACACATTGACGAAAAACTCATTCGGCCCGTTCAACAGGGCTATGGCACTTGCATTTCAGAAGGCACTTGGCTGGCACATGCTTCGGCATGAGACCAAGATTGTGGACCTGGTGAAGAACACCGGCGTCAGCCGCGACGTGATTAACAAGCTATTGGGGCGCAAGACCGCATCAACATCGGTCGAGAACGCTATCCTTATCGCAGCATTTTACGGAAAAACCGTGAACCAGTTTATTGATTGTCGGGACGTTG